ATGGTCGATCTCCTCAAGCATATGATCGGGAGACTAAAATGAATGATAAAACAGAAAAATATGAAAACCTATATCGGGAAGCTTGGCATGCACAAATTCGCCAAGATATAAAAATCAAATGCCTAGACGAAAAAGATCAACATTTCCACAAAAATTTTAATATGAATATATTTAAAAGACCGAGCATGAAACCAATTATAATTCCAGACCCGCCCATTAAAAGAATAACTGTCCCGAAGATTTGTTCGGGTTAATAAAAATAAAAACCGGATTTAAATCAGCATTTAAATCCGGTTTTTTATTATGGTCTAGGTTTCGGGCGGGGAGACTTAGATAAAACGTCCGTCTTAACACAGTGCGCAGAGCTATTCTTATCAAACGCTCTGATCGGCTCGTAGTACGCAGTCAACGCATCCCCGCAAGACTTCGGGTCGGGGAAGAGTATCTTAGATTGAAGATGCTCCCCCGCCAAAGTGTAGCTAAGAATAAGAACAGTAAAGTAAGTCACTTATCTAATCCCAACTTCTTCATCCAGTTGCCCATAACCTGATAGCTGCGTAAGCCGAGCAATTCTGCGGCTTCGTACAATGTATCAGTTTTACTTAAAGCCCTTTCAATGTAATCCCGCTTAACTTCATCAATCGCAGAATTAACGTCAAAGTTCTCTTCTTCAAATTGATCCAAAGGCAAATGCCCTTGGATCTCATCCTTGACCTTCTCCAAGTCGGATTGCGTAACCACGCGGTCTAACTTAGCTAAAATGTCACTGAAACGTAGCGTTTCCATTACCAATCCTTTCCTAATACCTTGCTGAATACCTCGTTCAGCATCCGCTCCAGTTCCATATCAACCCCTGTCTTTACGGTCTTGCTCATTGTCATGTCCCTCCCAGTATGCTTTTGCTTCTTCGTCTGTCATTGCATTACGCTCCTTTAACTTTAATAAGCGGTTATAATAAGCATCAGCAGAACCACGATCAGCAGCAGCCTCCAGCCTGTCCATGTAAATTGATTTTACTTTAGCCATTGATTTAACTCCATTTTGTTTGACTAGAAACTAATACATAACAAATCTTATGTATCGGGTCAAGGCGTAAATAAGAAAAATTATATAAAAAAATGCCCCACTAAATTAATAGCGGGGCCAGTCTATATGAGGCGCGAAACGATACGGTAGTTTCGAACAGTATAAAAATATTATACCCGCGGCAGTATATGTCAAGCCGGTAAATTGTTCGGGTTATTTCTGGTAAATAACGGCGTAATTATCATTTCTGGTAAATAACGGCGTTTTTTACCAGTTTGGGAAATAACGGCGTAATTATCATTTTTGAGGATTGGTGAGCCGTTTAAACGCCATGCTCAGGGCGAAGGAGATAATCCGTACAATATCCTCAGATGCGCAGCGCATCCTACACCTACTTGATCTTTACCGCTATCTCTCTAGCGCATTCCCTACACAGGATCAGTGGCTATTTTTTTGCGGCAGTGACTCCGCTTCAAATCATCGGGGATTGCCCCCCGACTAGGCCCGTAACTAACGGGACGCGGCCCTTTTCTTTAATGCTTGCTCCCAATAGGTGTAAGCTTGGTAGGTCGGGAATCCTAGAATCTCAGCAACCCTTGACCTTTTACCATAAGACTCCCCTGCCATCTCACTAGCTTCTTTAATATAGGCCAGAGCAATCTTATCCATAGCCTTCTTTACATCCATATCCTTACGAAAAGATGATTTAGGTTCGGGCTGAGAGACATCAACCTCATCGCCGTTGATGTTAATCGTAATCTGCACCATAATTCTCCTCATATTCCTCTTTGTGTTCTTTCCACAAGGCGAACAATTTTTCGTGAAGCTCACTTTTGTACGCCTCTTGTTTGGCTGTATCTTCGTCCATCACCAAACCCCCAAGCTAACTAAAACAATCCAAAGAAGCGCAACAAAACCAATCACGCTAAAGATTACATAATCCTGCCAATCCGCTTTCATCACTTGTACCTCCAAACGCGGTATAAATCGCCTTCCTTGCGTGTGGTCAGGCCAATGTCCAAAACTTGCGCCATCTTAGGCAATGGGCTGCGCTTGTTTTTAACAACTAAAAAACTATCGCCAATCTCCATCTTCTCAACCGCCAAGCGAAGCTCGCCCTTAGCGCGCCCCTTACCATTACCTGCATACTCAGGCAAAGGGATATTCTTTTCCATTTCATAAACCATAGTTAAGCACTCCTAGAAAAAATATTCGACAGTTTAAAGCGACTGTCATCAGAAAATAGCTGCGTTTCACGCTTCGCAGCGCGCAACTGGTAATTATCAAGACCGAAGTCTTTGTAACCCTGCTCAATCATATCATAGTAATGTCGGCTCGGTGTCGCAGTTCGGCTCTTGTCGTTCATGTCGTAAATCCACCAACGATGCTCGTTGATCTTTACGCGATTGTAAAAGCTAGGGTATCCCTCAAGCTTATCCAATGCCCTCAAACAATCGTGCGTGATCTCCCAAAGAACAACAGGTAAGATAAAGTCAGGATCATAAACATAATCCGCAACACCGCGAAAAACCAAACGATGATCAGGCAGGTAAAAACCGCCCAACGGTTTAGCTCGTGGGCAACGCTCTCGCATCGCCTCACGGTTAGTGTTCATCCCATATGCAAGGTATAACATTATTACACCTCCAACGTGTTAGCAGGAACAAAAGTGATCTTCCTAACGCCCAAGGCTGCTAGATCGTCGCAACGATGATTACTGTAATCATCGCCCAGAACCTTTTTATTGTGAGCATCGCGCACCTCATTGAGATAATCCTCAATAAGATCCGCAGCGTCTTTGCCTAGCTCGGTTGTGAACAAGGCAAGGAGATTTTTATCCCAACCATTTTTGCGAGTCATTTGCTTGAAATGCTCAACGATAACTTTCTGCGCGTAGCCGTAAGAACAATTTGCATCTTGCGCAGTAAAGCGAACAAATTGTGGAATAACCCAACGATCAATCGCAGCATCTAAACCACTGCAAATGCCAAGATCATCAACAAACGCCTTTAATTGCGCCACGTTTGATTTGTAGTGATCCTCACCTAAGTAAGAACCCTCAAGCCACAAGCGAAAGAAACGACGAGTAACGTGATTGCTATCCATAAGATCGCCTTGCATTTCGCTTACGATACGGTCTTTTTTAGTAATGATCATGTTTTCTAACTCCTATAAACACTAAACATTACTCTTTTTATCCCATACTTTTCCACTTGTCAACACAAAAATATAAAAAAAGTTATGTACTGATTTTAAACGATAATTTACGTCAACGAAATTTACGTCAAAAGTTGACGTGGTTGACGTAACGTAGATTGTTTAACAAAATCAACAAGTTAACGTTTTACGTCAACTACGTCAAAAAATCATTTTGACGTAAATTATGTAACAAAATCAATGGGTTATTTTACGTCAACTACGTCACCCCTCTTACAGAGGGGGCTATACTAAGCCCCCCACTTGATGTTTTTATCAAGTGCGCTTTGACGTAATCAGGTTTAGAAAAGTTTGGGATGAATAGCACTTGACCGCAGCGGCAGTTTAAGTGATAGTCAACAGGCAGGGAAGTCGAGAAATTGTTCGGGTAGCAGTATGCCAAAGATCGGAGAACGTAGCCCAGAAAAAAACGGGCAGCGATTAACACCAAAGCAGCAGAAGTTTTTAAATAACTATTTGCACAACGATATGACGCAGACAGCTTCAGCAAGAGACGCAGGGTACAAGAACCCGAATGTCTCAGCGGTGCAGCTTCTCAATCATCCAGTCGTGCGTGAGCGCATGGAGGAAATGCGGCAGGAGCTAGAAACCAAGTACGGCGTAAACATCACCAAAAGTGTTCGGGATATGCAACGCTTGCGGGACGAAGCATGGAACGCGGGGAACTACTCAGCAGCAATTAAAGCCGAGGAGCTAAGGCTGAAGGTAACGGGACTCATGGTCGCCCGTAGCCATGTAACGCACGAACACGTTGACAATCTCAGCAGAGAACAAATAGTAGAACAGCTACAAGAGTTCATGGATCGTGCTAAAAATCGCATGATTGACGTAACACCCGCAGAAAATCCCACAGAACCCGAACAAATAGATATAATCGACTATATCGAAGAAGCGGAGCGGGAAGCGTGAGGCTTGGCGGGTAGGGTCGGGCAACCCCCCGCAGCGCCCCAGATCGGGCCGGTGAGTCGGGGTTTATCGGGATCGGGCTAGTCGGGATGCCGAAAAGTTGTTCGGGTTATCAGCGGGCTTCTCCTTGACTCTCACGCTATCATCGGAATCGGGCTGAATCAACCGGGATCGGGACTCACCGGGACGCACAACCCGATAAATTGTTCGGGTTAAGATCGGGCCGGGGTAATATATTTCCGGGGAAACACAGCCCGAACAATTGTTCGTTACCGAACCGTTACCCGGCAGACTTCCCGGCGACAGCGCCCGGAACAATAACCCGAACAATTGTACGCGCCCGGACGAATCCCCGGCGGGTTTCCCGGCAGAGAACCAGGATAAGTTTTTTTATTTTTTGTGTTGACATTATATATAGTGTGGGATAGTATGGGATTATTCTAGAGGAGAAAGAGTTATGAAGAACATCACAAGGCACACGGGCAAGATTAGACTAATCGAACGCCTAAAGAATTC